AAATAAGAGAGAATGGTGGAGAACCAAAACTAATCCTTTTGGGACACGACCAATACTTCAACTTAGAAAGATTGCTAAACAGTAACCAAAGATACTTAGGACAGGAAGAGTACCAAGTTGGTGTAGGGTCTGAAAAGACTTTCCCGGGTACAAGAACTGGACTAGTATTGGCTACTTATCAAGGTATCCCAATTATCCCAGACGCTGACACACCTAAGTCTGTATCAACAGCTGATGCAGTTCTTGGTTCAAACGTGTACGTTTTGGATACTGATTACCTAGAAATCGCTGTTGCTCAACCTACACAGTACGTAGAGAACAGAGATTACTTCGCAGCAAATGCACTAGTTGTTAGAGGATTACTCTACACTATGGCTGAGATGCGATGTAACAACATTTTTGTACAATCAAAAATAGCTGACCTAAACTCATAAGTTTAGTGATGATACTTGCGGGGGGGCTTCGGTCCCCCTGCTAATTTATAAACAACATTTTGTGAGGACTGATAAGTGCCCAACAAGGACACACAAGTGAATTTAGCAGTTTATATGGAACGATTAGATTCTTATATATCAAGTCAGAACGCCCTCAATGAAAACCTTTCTAAAAATTTAGAAAAGGTAGAAACCAAAGTCGATGATATCTCTCAATGGCGTAGCAAAATGTACGGAGCAAAAAGTATACTAGCAGCCCTAGGAATACTTGTTGTACATACAACTGCCGTAATGGGTAGCTTTTTAGCTATCGTAACTTTTAATAAATAGGAGAATTTATAAATGGCTAATGAAAGACACACGGATTACAGAGAGTGGGACATAGATAGTTCTACTAGACAGTCAGTACATCCGGTTAATAGATACGTAGCAATCTCAAATGCTGCAAGTACCACTGCAGAAGATGTATATTCTATAGTAGCAAATGGTGGAGAAAAAGCAACCAACTGGGTAACAAATCCGGGAATAGAAGGAAGCACTGTATCAATGTATACAGCAACTGGTTCTGCAATTGCAAGAGATACTGGGCAACAAGCTGAAGGAGCTGCGTCTCTTTTGGTAAACCCTGCTAACTCAGCAGCGGGTGAAGGATTTTATTGGGAATCCCCAAAGATTGCAAGAAGTGTAAACCCTCAACATATAACAGTTCAATGTGAACACAGAGGTGCTTCTGCTTCAGGAACAGTAGAAATCAATATTACAGATTCATCTGGTACAGAGTTAGCTTCTTCTGGGAGTTCTGACTTGGCTACTAGTTGGACAAGGATAACCACTTCATATACAATACCTGCAAACACAGATGCAGCTGCATATAGATTATATGTAGTTACACCAGCTAACCACAACATTAACTTCTACATAGATAAGATTATGTTTGAGGTTAGAGAAGACACTACAGCCGTTTCAACTTACCTAGATGGTAACCAGACAAGTGCTGAAGGTAATCTTTATGAGTGGACAGGTACTACAAATTTATCTACATCAATCAAGAAGCCAACAATGTCTGTAATCAGAGGTGTTCAATTTACGAATCGTTCTGGAACAGCCGCAGATATTATTTATTTAGCATTCGACAAAACAGCAACCTCTGCTAATGGTATTCCTATTTATGGTGGTGACACCTTTAATTGTGAATTGCCTTTAGACTTTAGAGGAAAGATATCAATGATAGCAGCCCAAAATACTCCGACACTTACTGGAGTTATTTGGGGGATAGCTGACTAATATGACAACTGAAGACATAAAATATGTAGCAACTGATATAGGAACTATTCCTAGCCCAGATAACTGGGACACACCTCTAAACTTAGCTAATAACTTATTAGACTCTGGGGAAGGTACGGTAGTATTCTTAGAGAAAGCAGTTAATGGGAAAGTAGCTATAAACGATATTTCTGGAGCTTTAGATGAATACACCAGACTTTATAAAGCTGGTATAGCATCTCCTGCAGAGATACTCACATTATCTAGGGCATACCCTGACAACACAAAATATTCTAAAGAATTAAAGAAAATGGGTGTATCTGATGATGACCACTTAGTGATAGGGGGACCAGCATCAATTGAAATGGTTGATAGAGAAGGACATCTTATCACAACAAATGCCTTGGATAAAGCTTTTGATAAATACATGGCAAACTTTAGAACGAGAAATGCTATGGTATTACACTCTGACGTTCAAGTGGGGTGGGCATTACCAGCATATATAAGTAAGAGTGGTCAAATATTCAAATCTGGAGTAAATGGGGATGGGTTATTCTTCATAACAGAACTTAGAAATGATACTAAGATTGCTAAAAAGGTAGCTGAACAAATAGGTAGTGGTAAATTAAAAAGCTATAGTATAGCTGGAAGTGCTTTGAAGACACAAAATATACAAAAAGGATTACAAGATGTAATGCAAGTAGATGAATTAGAACTTGCTGAGGTTACCGTTTGTGAGAAGGGTGTTAACCAAGCAGCGTCTTTTGACATTATAAAGTCAGATGAAGCTCCTACTTCTACATGTATAGATGGTAGTTGTTTAGTCAAAGAAGATAAAGATGACGATGAAGAACATGTTCAGGAAAAATTAGACCCCGAAGATGTAAATTATCAAAAGGCAACTGACGGACAGTTAGAAGCAGGATTCAATTGCGGCACATGTGAGTTCTTTAATAAAGAAGACGAAAGCTGTTCAATTGTAACAGGGACAATAGAATCAGATTACTGGTGTTCTAAACACAGTGAAAACACACACAACGGAAACGGCTTTGAAAAGGGGGTTGAACTAGTTATGAAAGAAAACAATGAAATAGATTTTATGAAATCATTTATGAATTTTATGCAGAAAGAGGATATTGATAATAAACAATTTCCAACTTTGTATAATACTCAAGCACGGCAAGATGAACATCATAGGTTGTTAGATAGGTATGGGTTTCCAACTGAACTTGAACCTGAGAATGCTAGGTATACACCTGTAATAGAAGATGACCCATCACCTTTTGGACATAAATATGTTCCATGGGCTGTAAACGAAGCTGGAAGTAATTTAGGAGTAAGGCATTATGATGAAGCTTTGACTAAACCCCAACTAGGGAAGTACACAAAGCGGGGAGTTATTGAGGGTGGAAACTCTTCAGAGACTCCAGTATCTAAACTAAACACAACAGAAGGGTTCAATAATTTACTTTCGTTCATAGCGGGGCAAAGAATGAAAACTTCTGGGTCACAAAATTCGGGAGAAATTCAGGTATCTTTGTCAAAATCAGTAGATGACCTTTTCAATTGGATGGCACAGGATGCTAAACATATGTATAAATCAAGTTGTCCTTGTGAGATGTGTTTTCAAAAATCATCTGATTACAAGGGAACCATAGAGAAGGTAGCGGATTTTTTAGACTAGAGGCTGTAGATAGTCCGTTTGCGGTTGCTACAGCACAGGCGAAGAAGATGGGATATAAGAATTTCGATGAAGATAGTCCCGGACAGAAGAAGAGAGATGAGATAGCCGAAGCTATCAAAAGAAAATAACTTAATTCTAGTATAATAAATAGATAGGAAATCTATCTTAGTATTTAAGGAGGAAACTAAATATGGCATTAACAATAACAACACCGGGAGCTGCTAGTGAAGGAGCTGCTATTGCTGGAGGAACACCTAGTAAGTTCACTATCAAAAGAATACAATTTGATAGTTCTTACCCAACTGGTGGAGAAGCATTAACAGCTGGAGACCTTGGCTTTACAGCAATACACGCTATTATGATTGATACTGAGACTTCAGGATATGTAGCTCAATACGACTACAGTAACGAAAAAGTTGAAGTATATGAAGCTGGAGCTGATGGTGCTGCACTAGACGAAGTAGCTAACACTACTAACTTGTCTGCAGTGTACATTAGAGTTGTAGCATACGGAACTGCGTAACAAAAAAGTAACAAAATTATTTTACTTTGTTTGTATAATAAGTAGGGCAACAGATAGTTGCTGATACAAATTATAGGCGAGGTAAAATAAAATTGACACGATTCAATGTATTTGAGTGGTTACACAAGTGGGAAGATATGCTAGACGATGCTGAGATGAACGAAGCATTAAAAGGATTTAAACAAGCCGAACATATCAAAGACACATTTCATGCAAGGAATCGTAGGATATAGGAGAGAAGCTTATGTTTGGAAAACTAAGACCACAGATATTTTTAGCCATAGTAGTGCTAGGAATATTATCATCTATTGGTGTTGTATATGAATACAATGAAATAGCTACTGGATGTGTTGGGGGCATCATAGCCCTTGGCATGAAAGTGTTGGAGAGTGAGTAATGGTAGACATGGAATCTTGTTCTTGTATAGAAGCTGGGGAGTGTTCTTGCGAACCTCTCGAATGTTTCTGTGAGTGCGAGTGTGAAGGATGCGACATACAGCTCGAAATGCAAGGATGCCCCTGCGGTGGGAACTGCGGGTGTGGAGTCTAAGGAGGACAAAATGAACCCAATGAAAATAATAAGCTTAGGAATGACCTTCTACAATCTAAATAAAGGTTTAGCTGATGATGGTAAAAAGATTGTGGATGAAGGAATGGATATTATACAAGCACTTAGTATTGCCCTAAAAGATGGCAAGGTAACTAATTCAGAGAAACAAGCCATAACAAAAGAGATAAAAGAGTTCTCTAAAGTTTCTATCAAAGCTATAGAAAGCATAACTATACCAGAATCAGACTAAAAAGAATTATGACAAATTATTGGAGGTGGACAGCCCTTATTACATATGTGGTTATCTGCCTCTTTGATTTTGTGATAGTTCCATCATACATAGGATTAACTAGACCAAACCCAGCCGACTACTTAGAACGGCTTTCAGAGCTAGACGATACAATGGTACGACTAGAGTATCTAAAGATAGCGTCACAAGGTGTCAATCGACACGAACCTTTCACTCTAACTAACGGAGGTATATTTCATATTGGCTTTGGAGCCTTACTTACTGGCTCTGTGTTTGGAATGAAATCGGAGAATAAGAAATAATTAGTATAATATAATAATGGTTCCTTATACATTTATTAGTGGTTGGAACAATGGAGAAAATAATGGAAATAAAGATAGGAAATAGTACACACAACATAAGTATGGGTATGGTAGTGTTTGGACTTTCGATGCTAGTAACAGCAATTGGGGCGTTCTTGACACTACAGAATAACATATCTAACATG